AGGCAAAGAAGAAACCAACGAAGGAGAAACTCCAGAAAAATAGTCTACGTTATAAGAAGAGGGATTTGAATTTTCCCATTGAGACCAGCGGAAAAAATCCTGATAAATTTTCTGATAAGCAAGTAAAGGAAAGAGATTTACGTAATTATTCTGTATATACTGTTGAGTATAATTACCAGAAGAGGCAGCAACTAAAGATGTAGACCACCAACGAGAAGAGGACTTATCCTTAATAAAATTTCCATAACCAAGATAAGATAACAATTTATAACATAAATCAGAACGATAAAAACCAAAACAATTTGTGAGAGCTTTAGACTGTCCAGGATTAGAGGTATTGCCGGCTAAATAATACAAAGAACCCGAAAGAGCAGAAAGAGATAAAGACGGCAGATAAGTTCCGAGTGACAAATTCTGTGTAAAAGAAAGTGCTTGAATCTGATTAACAGCCTGCATCTGTGTTAACACAGACGGAGCAGATTTCCAAAGAAGGCGCAAAGGAACAGCATAAAAATCAAAGTATTCACGCAACCGAGTATAAGCAGAAGTTTCAACAGGCTGAGTACGGGTAAAGTATTCAACGTTGAACTTGTACTTGTCACCAGGCATAGAAATATCCCAATAGACGGGAAGAAGCTCACCAACTTTCGCAGTAAATGCATTTTTACGTCCAATATCAAATCCAGAACGGTGAGGATGATTTTGGAGATTGGACATTCCAGTGTAAGAAGCCATAAAAATAAAAAATATTAAAAGAAAAACAAAAATTAATCCTGATGAGAAAAAATACCAAACAAATCATTAACCTTCTTGTGTTTAACCTTATCTCGACATTTCATCAATGACGCAGCAGCCAAAAGACGAACAAGAGGTAATTCATTATAAGGTTTTTCCTTATCAAGAACAGTCCTATTATAACGAAAAGAATAGTTACGAAGTTCAAAATCAACCAAATCCTTATCATCAGAATCCTCTAAAATCTGATAAAAATCAACAAGACGATTATAATCGTAACGATTCCAAAAATCAACTATTTTGTCGGAAATGATACGCAAGAATCTTTCTCGTCCAAAGAGTTCTCCTTCAGGAGTGCCGCTGGACCAAAAGCATCCTGCGTCTCCAGTTGGAGAATATGTTCGAATAAATTTTGCAATTCCGAGGAAAAAACGGTAAAGGCGGGACGTGCGATGAGCAGAGTCCAAATCAACACCATCATACAAACGACATTCAGACAAAATGAGAACATCACTATACGGTAAATTACCTTTAGGCGAAAAAACATTTCGCTCATCATTTCTTTTTCCATAATTATCTACATAATTTAAATACTGTTTACAAAAAGATAATATGCTTTGCTTAGAAAATGCATTAAAAGGGTCACATCCTATATCAGCGCATCCGCTACGAATGACTCTCCCGGGCGCTGTGAACGAAGCAGATAATAACTGGTGAATACTCGATGGAGATTTACGAATAGAATCCGAAAATCGGGGGAATAATCGAAGGAGATGCGGCCAAGAAGGTTTAATTGTGCGAAAATATCCATCGCGCTCAATGCGGACTCCATTAAGGCACTTATCGGCAACTTCGTCAATTTCGGCAATTCGTACCTTTCGAGGAAAGAAAGTTGATTCTGTAAATCCAATGGAATGGAAGGATTTAGGGCGCACCAATTTTGGCATCTGTGTATAAAAGTTGGGTAAAGCGACAAAACTATTAACATACGACGCAACATACGGTGCTGCGAATCCTCTCGACAATGACGCATCACAACGTCCGTAAGACCAAGCCTTAGATACATTTTCAAGAACAGTTTCCGAGAATCGTTCGGAATTGGAAAACAATAACAAATGCCAATGCGGGCGGAAACTTGTAGGTCCGTATTCTGATACAGCGTAATAACGCAATTTTTCATCTGGGTAATAACTTCTTAAACGTTTTAAAAATAAATCAAGGTCACGATTACAAATATAAGGAATCCTATTCGGAACATAATGTTTAATCTTTCCAAGAATAGATAACAACTCCTTGGGCTTCATAGGATAAGAAAAACTTACCTTAGGGTCCTTAAAGACACGCTCAACAGTAGAGGTTTTTAATTTAACAGAAGCGGAGCGAGGAACGCTACGAAAACCAAACAGATAAGTATTAAGGTCACCAGCATCCAAATTATTGATATCAGGAACGCAGGATACGTCCGCAATATCGTCCGTACAAGCTTCAATAAGCGAAACCTCCAAAGTAGGAAGAAAGCAAGGAGCATAAGTAAGAGTAACAAAATATACATAACGAAATTGAGCAGAATAAGAAGTGAGCAGGTTAGTCTGAATACCAGAACGACGAAGAACACAAGAAGGACAAGAGCCACAAGAAACAACAACAGGCTCATGAGTATATTTGTTGACAACCGTACGAGGGTTTTGACAACGAGTCTCTAACTTATTCTGCAATGCTTTAGTAATCATTTTCTATCAGTAAAATTAAGTTCCATTTGACGGGGCTTACGACCACGAGCAAAAGAAATATGAATAAAAGTGCGATACTTTATAAGTTGGTCGAACTTAAAAGAAGAACTTTTAATTTCAGAAATGAAAGTATCAACCGAAAGACTTAAAGGCTGAAGGTCAACAGCGTCACCAGTCAAATGCTGAGAATTCTTAGAACCATTACACGCGTCATTCTGTGCTTTGGTGCGAAAAGCAGAAGTGACAACAAAGTGAATGTTCCTACGAAGAAGCCATTCAATAAAACTCATTAACTCTGGATTCATGACTTACGAAAATATCTGAGAAATAGACGTAAGAAGACTGACAGCAGCGGCAATAATTGCAGCCCAAATTTTAGATTTAGTTTCACTTTTCATCAGAAATTGTTTTAAAAGTTGAACAATGAGAAATAATAAGCACGCAATCAGGACGAAGATTCGAAGAAACAAATTCGGAAACTTCATCAACGGGAACAAGAATGGTTTCATTCTGATTAGGGTTGACCTTTGATTGAACAGAACACAAATAATACTTTTCCATAACATTCAAAATTTTAATTATACATTGATTTTAAAGACGGAACAAAGATATAAATAAAAATTTGAAATGAGCAAATATGCACATATATTATTAACATAAATAAACAATAAACTATATGGGTGGACGGATGTCTGTGAGTTTGCGTATATAAGACAAGAGGACACTGAAAGCGATGAGGTAAATCGCTTTCCCTTCGGGCAAACTCATGTAGGCTTCGCCAAATATACAGAGACTTTAAGGAATTCTGATTTTTATGTTCGCTGTGCTCACACGTTCTTCACTACGTTCATCACTTAGGCGATTCTTCTTCCTACGGACTTGAATCGTTTTAAGTAAATCGGCCAAACGGGGTCGCAAGCGACAGGGTGTATAGCGGCGACGGGAGAGAGAAGCTCTCCGGAAAATTGCTTACGCGTTGCAAACGGCAAGCTTAGAGGATGGCAGTACTATAGCCTAACGGCTCTGATTCCAGTCGACGGGGTCTCCCGGAATTCAGGGGGGTGTATAACCACGCTTCGCGCGGTTGCCGGAAATTACTCCAAATAACAAAAAAAACCCGGCACGTAGTGATACGCACCGGGAAAACATAGTATAAAAAAAATTATCAATGACTGTAATTATAATTAGAATTAGTATTACTATTAATAGAATGAGAAAAAGACTTAGAAATAATTCTATGAGGCAAGAAATTACCTATAGTATTACCAATACTAGTGCCATAACTTACCCATTTATCAGCATCAAAATACTGATACTTTTTCTTCTCATTCCTAGAGCGATACCATTCCTCAATATTCTTACTACGAGCATTATCTTGAGGAAGACCCAAACGAAGCTCTTCATTATGAAAAGCGGCAGCAGACTCGTTAGCTGCAATATTAGCAGCAATTTGAGACTCCGCAATACGGTCCGCAACCTTATTAGCAATATTCTGACCACGGGCACGAGCAGCAGCCAAAGCTTCTTCAGCCAAAGCTTTTTTAGTTTCAGCATAAGAAAGATAGCCAGCAGACATACGCTGGTAATAATCCGCAGCCTTAACATTCAAATCAAGCTGTTGTTGTTGGTCAAGATACTTATTCAAAATACTTTTAGCCTCATTATCAAGAAGCATACCAGCACGTTGAGAACGCATAATAAGACCAGTCATTGCCATGTTATCAGCCTCCTGCTGTTCCTTGGCATAACCAAGCTGAGCACGTGCCAATCCAGTAGACCTCAAATAATTACGAGTTTCATCAGTAAGTTTACCCCAATCAATATTAGAGAGGGTCTCCATAGCTTTAGCATCAGCAAGCTGTCGAGCGCCTTGTAATTGAGACTTTTCAGATTGCATCAACTCATATTGAAAAACATTGCCAATGGAAGAACCGACACCGGAATAATCAGCCTGAAAAGGTTGCATAACAGCACTTCCGGAAGAAGATGCAGCAGCACCGGTACCAGAAGATTGAGCAACTCCGGCAGAACCTCCATTCATCATCAGATAAGGATTCAAACCAGCTTCTTCAAGACGTTGGCGCTGGGCAGAAGCAGTATTATAAGTATTTTCCTTATTCCACATATTTTCCTGCCAATTACGCTGCTGTATAGCCATACGCTCGTTAAACTGGTTATTCATCTGGTTAATTTTATAGTTCATCCGGTTAGTCTCCTGAACATTTTGTCTATTCTGTGAATTTTGAATTGCAGAAGAACCAACGTTAAGGAGACCACCAGCAATTGAACCAAGAAGGCCCATTATTCAGAGGAAGCAGCATCAGCGGAAGCAGCAGCCGCTTTTTCTGCTTCTTGTTTAGTATTTTCAACATCAATCAATTCTTGAGCCTGGGACTCAAGATTTTCAGCATAAGCAGACAAATCTTTAGACCAAGCAATAATCTCAGAAGGAGACTGAACGTGACGAGAGCGAACCGTTGCCAAAAGGTCATCATCAGACATGTTATCCATAATCTGCTGAATCTGAGAAGCAGATTGTTTACTCTGACCAAACTTAGAGGCAATAGCAAGACCTGCACGGGAAGCTAAATCCTTGGTGTGGAGAATCAAACGAACATCAGAAGTATAACGAACTGGTCGAGTTTCATCAGTATCATCAATCTCTACACGAAGCTCCTCAGTACAATCAAATTCAGGAGCAACTGCAAAAGCGTCAGGCTCAACATTAGGAATAAGTCCAGAACATTGTTCCAGACACTCCAAAGAATTAAATTTTCCTATCATAATCAAAACAAAAATTAATAAGGTACACCATCACGAGACAAATTACGAGCAACGTAGCAACCAATATAAGAGTTAACCAATAACTGGTCAGTATCCCAAGTAGAGTCAGCACTAACACCGAAAATAGGGTCAAGAACAGAAGGATTAACCTTGAAAAACTTATAATTCAAGACAACCTTGTTATTTTTATTAACATCTCCTTCTGCATATCCAAAACCAAACCAACCAGAAAGAAGAGATTCGGTAACGGGAGAAACCCAAGATTTGAGAGTAGTGGTAAAGGCGCCATTAATAACATCAAGCTTGGTTTTCCAATTGAAATAACGAGGATTATAACCTGCGTTAAACAAATTAACAATAGAGGCTTTTGGAGAATTGAAAATTTGTGTCATAGGAAGAACTTCCATACCAATATTATCAAACTCTGGAATCGGGAGAGACTCAGCATCAGTCACAAGTAACTGACCATCTTGACCAGTAATTGTATAATCAAGCAAAGGAACAGCATGATAAATACACATAACAACACAATGCTCATTGGTAGTATAGGTGAAAGAACCATTACCAGCGCCAACACCTTTACCAGCAATAACAGCAGTATCACCTTCAGCAGCAAGGTTATTATTTACAACCTCACTGATATCAAGATTACGGGAAATACCTCCGATGTAAGTACACATATTGGAAAGAGCTTGAGGCAAGTTCACACCAAAATGTTTACGTATCTGTTCACGGTAATCACTATCACCAGATTGACTGATTTCTTTCCAACGTTGAAGGGCTTCAGCTTGACGAAGAGCAAGAACAGTAAATTGAGATTGTAATGAGGTCAAATCGACACGAAGAGTAGAACCTACAGGGAGAGTCTTTGAAGCAGAAGCTTGAAGGGCAAAGAAAGGAACTGGTGCAGAGCTAGAAGCAACAGCAGAAGCAACACCAACGGGACTCATCACAGAACCTTTGCCCAAAACAACATCAGAAATAGAAGAACTTTCAACATTAACAACAGCAACATCGCCAAATTGAGAGTTTGGGAGAACACCCATTAGCATATCTTTGTTCCAATTACAATATTTGAGGTCAAACATTGTATCAGATTTCCAATAATCAGAAGACGAGTCAGGCAAAGAAGAAACCAACGAAGGAGAAACTCCAGAAAAATAGTCTACGTTATAA